ATGCGGCTTGAAAGCCAACAAACGTATTGTTAGAGGCAGTATTTGCATACCCCGCCTGATAACCTACAGCAGTGTTGTTAGATGCTGTGGTGTTGTTATTAAGGGCATCATATCCTATGGCGGTGTTGTAGCTACCTGTGTTGGCGTAGAGAGAAAGTCCGCCACTTGCGGTGTTGTAGTTACCTGCGATGTTGGTTGCAAGAGAACTATACCCACTCGCTGTGTTTCCAGTACCTGTAGTGTTGAGAGTTAATGCAAAACGACCACTTGCGGTGTTATTGATGCCTGTGTTGTTACTAGACAACGCATTAAGCCCCAAAGCGGTATTGTCTGCACCTGTCGTATTTGCCGCCAAAGCACTAGCACCCACCGCAGTATTGGTAGCCACAGCACCTGCACCACGACCAACAGTTAGACCATAAATCAAACCATCAGATGCGGCTGAGTCTTTAATCAACTTACCTGTTGTGCTGTTGAACAGTGCAATACCGTTAGCAGTTGCAGAGGCTGGGCCAACAACATCGCCGCCAGTACCTGTTGCATTAATGGTAATTGCACCAGAACCATTGGTAATAGTTACGCCACTACCCGCAGTCAAGGTTGCTTTTGTCAGCGTATTACCTGTGGTGTTACCAATTAACAGTTGACCGTCTGTATAAGAAGTCTGTCCTGTACCGCCGTTGGCAACTCCTAGTGTCCCAGTCAAAGCAGTTATTAAGTCAGACGCTACTTTAATGTAGTCTGTGCCGTTGTAATATACAAAAGCAGATTCACCGACAGCGACACTAACACCCGCCTGACCGGAAGCTTTAAATGTAACCGTGCTACCAGTAGCGGCGTTGTCCACCAAATACAGTTTGCTGTAGCTTGGAGCAGTAATTATTTTTGATGTTGTTAGCGTGCCTGTAACACGGATAACCATGTACTGCGCTGTAGTTGATCCAATGTTTGACGCAGTGGCATCGCCAGTAGTATTAGCCAATGTAATTGCACCGTCGCCAGCAAAAGACAACGTACCTGCAATAGCGATGTTGGTGTACTGCGTAATACCGTTATTAACAGTATCGCCCCATGTGCCGGAAAGCTCACCTTGTACTGGTAAAGCTAAACCTAGTTGTCCCGTTGCGCCTGTAGTCATTTAAAGCTCCTGTCTATGTGTAACACTTTGGCTACACTGTATTGATATTTTGCCAGTTTGCGTCTTCTGTGTCATCAATTAAACTCCAATAAGACAACCCAATTGTTCCCAATTGACCCATTGCTTGCGAACCCGTAATGGCCACAAGTCTTGCACCAATAGATACTGTACCTACAGCACCAGCGGCGGATACGCCAGAAATAGCCAACGCCTTAACTGGAACTTCATCGCCAATCAAACCAGAAGCATCAACGCCAGTCAAAGCAACAGTACGTTCCCCCATTGAAACGTTACCAACAGAACCTTCAGCCGAAACGGTGGTTACTTGGAAATTAAATTCCACCGTACCAACTGCGCCAGTGGCTTCAACACCTGTAAGCGCTACAGCTACGCTAGACCCCGGAGTACCAACAGCGCCCGTAGCTTCGTTGCCGTTGATATTAGCGCCGTAGGTAAAACCAACCGCTTCAACCGCGCCTGTAGCAGATACACCAGATAACGCTACAGTCCTATCTATTACTACAGTACCAACCGAGCCTGTAGCTATAACCCCATCTTCATTTTCCGCTGCGCTAACAGCCACTGTTCCAACAGCGCCCGTTGCCCCAACTCCAGAAAGACCAGATTCAACTCCGGGAATTGAAATCTCTCCCGGCAACCCCGTGGCCGATACCCCAGTAAGCGCAAGCTGTCTTTCCGCAACAGTAACAGCCTCAACCGCCCCAGTAGCCGCTACTCCTGTAATAGCTACTGCATATATAGCTTCCGCCGTAACTGTACCAACACCGCCAGACGCAGCGACGCCAGAGAGTTCAGATTGCTGACCTCCCCAACTATTGTCGCCCCACGCCCCTGCGCCCCATGCGGTTGTCATGTCCTGCCCTCCTGTTTAGGAGAATCAGGTTGTTGCCAAACGGATCAGCGCAGTGGATGTAGTGTTAGAAGGCATAGTAAGTGTGAACGTACCGGCGGTCACAGTCTGTGAACCAAAGGTATGCACACTCACTGCTTTATTGCTTTGCGTTGAGTTGTAAATCAACACTGCGTCAAACGCTGTAGTCAATGTTACGTTGGTATACGTAATACTCGCTGAAGGTGTAACAAACGCAACGCCCGCTGTTGTAGAGCTATTAGTAGCTGTTGGGGGTGTGCCAAATGTAACCGCTACGCCGCCAGCCGTGTAGTTTGTACCAGTTACTTCACCTGTAGTCGAATACGCTGTAGTTGCAGCATTGTAGGTAGCCGAAGCTAAATACAGTGCTCCTTTAAAACTATCTACTGTAGTAACGGCGCGAATAGGTGCTACGCCAAAATTATGGGTTGCGGTCATCAACTCGCCCATAAACGATGTGCACATTGCTTGTGTATTTGCCATGATTGGCTCCTTAGTTAAAAGATGCGGCTTCTACCGCAGAACTTACGTTTTTCTTAAGGGCCACATGCACCGAACGATGCACAAGCTCCCCGTCTAACCAGTACTCCACCCAAGTGGTGTACTCGTTGTCATTATCAACGAAGCCTTCCTTTTTCTCAAGAAGAGAATCGTCCATGTCGCCTTTGGTTGTAGTAACAATCAATTTGAACTCCTAATAAGTGCTGCTGTTGCAGTGTTTGCTGGCATTGTGATGGTGAAATTGGTAGAGGTTTTGTCAGACCCAAAGTCCAACACAGCAATTGATTTATTGCCCTGAGTAACGTTGTAAATCAAAGCACAACGAGCCGTCACGGATGCGTTAAACACCACATCGGCAAAATCTACAAAAGCTGTATATCCAGAGGAGCTAATGGTTACGCCAGTTAGGGTTACACCCCCTGCAACGTACCCAGTACCTGTAACTTCACCAGATGTCGTGTAAACAGTGGTAGCTTCGTTTAAATCAGCAGCCGCTGTGTACAGGGCGATCTTTAGCGTATTGGTTGCTAAGTTGTGAACACCCGTGTAAAGCTCTGTTTTAAAGCTGGTTGTTTGCGTTTGGAGGATGCTACTCATGAAACAGCCACCCTAACCTGACCATCACGATAAGCATCGGCCCTTTGTTTACCATCACCCAAGTTCTTAAGAAGTGCAATAGCCTGAACATAACGCTCTTGTGCAAGCTGAACCATACCTTGATCGCCCTTCATGTAAACAAAGGCTTCACAAATTGTGCCGTACAGCAATACGGAATCAAAGTTATCACCTAGCCATGTTGTACCAGCAGTAACAATAGACTCTGGATAATAAAAGTAATGCAGTTCCGCACGATAATTGTAGTCTGGTGTTGGGCCTACAATAAAAGTTAGCTCCCTGACATCTGTTGATGTAGGGCCAAAGATGGCGTAGTGCTTTGGTTCAGATGTTGCCGAGGCGTTTGGATAAGCTTCACGAATAAAGTTAACGTCTTTGTTTAACAAATATAAGTAATCGCCTTCAAAAACAATTGCCCCAGACACCGCACCAGAATTTGCAGTATTTAAAGTAATTGTTGTACCCGAAACAGATCTAACCAGTGCGCCAGTGGCAATTCCAACTCCAGAAACAGCTTGTCCAGATGCTATTCCAGAAGCGTTTGCAACAACTATTGTTTTTTGCCCAGCAGTCCCTGTGGCCGTTGTTGTGTTGTATGGGTAAACAGCCAAGCTATAGGTAGACAAAAAGTCATCTGGACACGACAAATACTTATTACCTGTCGTTAATATACCCGTCACGTTCTTTCGTAAATTAGCAACCTGCACCGTGTTATAGATGCGCTGCTCCGCCTGACGAATAAATGTATTTATATTGTCAGTTGGGAAAGAGTTCTCGCAGTAATCGCTTACCTGCGTGACAAGGTCGGCGTAATTCATGCCATTGGGCCTCTGCTCATAAAGCCTTTAGTAGCTGCACCTGCGCCACGCATTTTGATACCAGAAGTTTTGGCTGCTGGTTGTGAGCGACGATAGACGTTACCTACAGCCATATTGACTGTTCCGGCATCGCTGTGGTCAGGGCCAGAGCCGGGGTTTTCAGAAGCTGTAACCACTTTACCGGTCATGGTGTGTGGTGTAGCGTAGACCGCAGCATCGCCCACTTCTTTACCCATCATCTTTTTGCTAAATGTAGCCATGATTAGCCTCGTTTCTGTGCGGCAATCTTTGCCAAGTTACGACCCATAGACAACATATCGGCATTAGTTTTACCCTTACCTTTACCCTTGCCGCCCATGATTTCTTTTTGGGTAGGGCCGCTATTGCCCAAGTTTGTGCCTTCGGTTTTGCCCTTTTTTGCAATGCCGTCGGCTGATCGTGTGTATGCCATTTTAAGCTCCTTAAGATACCGTTACTGTACCAACAAATGTCGTTGCCACCAAGTAGTTTGGTGTCAAACCATCATCATTTAATCTAGACCCACCTACAGGGGCCCAACCCCACTGAATGTCTCGCGAACCACCAGTCAAACTACCAATATTGTTTACGCCCGCCGTAACGTACGTTGTGTCCTTGCGTGGGTTACGCAAAGCCTGCGGATCATCAACAGGAAACGTACCGAGCATCAACTGGGGCTGATCAGGATCCCAGCAGGTAGGGCAGACTAACAATTCATACTTGCGTTGCTTAATGATCTCAGTCTTAAGCATTTTTAGTTTGTATTGCTGGCCACAGCGGTCGCACATGGCAATCGCTTTTTTGCCGGATGCAAACCTATTTCCCATTACGTGTTCCCAATAAACATCTGACGCGGTACAAATCGGACGGGGGCTTTCTCCCTGTCTTCACCTGCGGCAATCTCAAAGGCTTCCATGTACATCTGCTTGAGCATGTCAACGCGAGGCATTAACTCAGGTACTTTAATCGCTATGTGATACGCCAACCCAGCTACCAAACAAGGCAAGAAACGGAAGTTCATGTCAGCAGTCTCAACACCAGCACCAGCGTCTTGGACACGTCTGAGTCTCCAGTATACGAACTGATAGGGTACTGAGTTATCGGGTGTAGGCCAAACAGTTACAGCAGGGAACTGAGGTACAAATACAGCCGTACCATCTGCTTGTGCCGCAGCCGTTGAATTATTCTGTCCACGGAACACACCGCCAAGAGTGTTCCCTGTTATGTAGGTGTAGTAGATGTCTTCCGTGCCAAGACGGATAAAGCCCGCACCCGCTAACCCAACTACAGTATTAAGCGTTATTGAGGTGTCCGTTGCCGTAATCGCGCCCACCAAGACCGCAGCCGTTGGATTAGTTTCGCCAGAAAGTCTTTGAATCCAGACTTGAATTGGGCGAGCTTGTTGAAGCTTGTTTGGAATAGTTGCATAAGTAGAAACGCTAATGCGTGTAATGGTTAAGTCCGCCTGCGTAGACGCAGTGTTAGACCCAGTACGAATAACTTGCTCTAGCAAATCAATCGTGTCCGTTGGTAAGGCGTATGTAGCTAAACCCGGAGTTAGGTTAATAAACCCCTGCTCCATAGTCCACATATTAATACCCTTGCTCTGCCACTCAATCGTCATCAGGTTCATGGAACGACGTGCTGTACGCAAGTCATAACCAGAACGCATCTCCCGGCCCGCACGCTCCCACGCTTCCTCGGCAATCTCCGTGAAGTCCATGTTGAACAGTGTGGTTCCGGTAGTGCTCATCTAAATCCTGCCGTTTTCTTTGCAATCGTTTTAGGTTGCGCTACAAACTGTTTGCCAGATGCTTTACCAGCACGCTTAGCTCTAGTTGTAGCTGCATATTCTTGCGGAGACAAAGATTTAATGGCCGCTTCAGGCAAATATCGCTCTCCCGTCTTACTTGACGGTTTACCAGACTTAGTGCGCCATTTCTGGTCGCCCCAGTCCTTAAGCGATTTCTGAGGAGCTTTCATTCAAAATCTTCAGCGGTTAAACCAGCCTCTTCAAGCGCTAATTCTTCAAGAACTTCATCCGTGCCACAAGTGCATGGGCCATCTTCTCTAACGGCGCAATCGCCTAAATGTCCTGCGTATTCAATCACGATAACCTCCTCCAGCATCTTTATAACGTTTAGCCATTAACTGAGCTTTGCGGGCTGACCACTGCCCTGCGCCCGTACCTTGTACTGCAGCAGCTTTAACGCTGTTAAAAATCCGTTTACGTAAACCGGGTTTGGTGTAATTACCAGCTTCGTTTACCTTGGATTTTACTTTACCGCCTTCAGCATATTGCGTGAAGTCAGTATCATCTCGACGAGCTTTACGCTTGCCTTTGGGCATTTTACTTGGGAGCATAGCTCCCATACCGCGACTGGCCATCATAGTTAGCACATCTTTCCGCGGGTTTTACCCTTGGTAGCAATACCATCCGCACGACGTGAGGCAGAAGAAACAGAACCACCGCTTTTAAACTTGCTACCCGGAAATTTATTATCGGGAGCTTTAGGCATAAACACTTTTGGCTTTGGTTTCTGCGTAGTTTGTTTTGGGGCAGAGCCGGGAGGCGTGTAACGAGGCGTTCTCGTATCACGAGTAGAAGCATCGGAAGAGTCATCAGCAGTGGAGTCTTTCTCTTTACGACGAGTCAAACCTTTTTGTTTGTTCATGTAGTCACGCAAAGACATGCCTGACTTTTCAAGCTCTTCTTTAGTAACAATTGCGGGCTTAGATGGCTTTGTACGGGGGCCAGTATTCTCAATAATCTTACCTGAGTCGTACGCGCCTTCAAGCGTAGCACGTTCCTTTGCAGTACCTGCATTTGGCCTGTATCCCTCATCTTGAGGTCTACCAACAATATCAGACCCTGCCGAAATCCTGTTTTGCAGATCGCGGCTGTCTTCCATAGATTTATCCGCAATCATTTTTTGACGCGCATCGTATCTATCTCTAGCTTCTTTCATGCCCTCATTGCTATCGCCAACGGCTTCGCCAACGTCTCTATTATCAGGTAAGCTAACTTTCATAATAACTCCTTAACAGGCGTAGCCGCCCTTGTTCATGGTAATCATCTTGCCTTTGGTTTTGCCCTTGGACGCAACACCATCTCGGCTAGAAGAAGTTTTAACTGAACCCATTTTAGATGCAGCCATACCGCCAGAAGCCAACTTAGTCTTCGGCTGACCTTTATGCAAACGGCCTTCGTGTTTGTTCACGGCCTTCTGCATCATGCCTTTGTCTTGCTTCATGTCTGCTTTAGCCATGCCGCCTTCTTTCATAAAGCCCATCTTATTACGTACGGCTGTAGGTAACTTGGCTACGCCGGGGTTCTTTTTCATATCTACTGGTTTCATATCGCCACCCTGTTTAAAAGTTTTGCCTTTATCGGCATCGTTGAACTCTTTACCCACAGACTGTGGGACGCCTGCTTTCTTAGCAAACGCTGGGTTGTTAGCCACCGCCGCCATGAAATTATGTTGTTTCTTACTCGTCGATGGCATTTGCAGCCTTAGTACGATTAGTCATTTCACGAACAGTATCAGACTCCCAAATACGGAGACCAAGATAGATAATCGTGAACAAAGAAGCTAAAGGCGGAAGCCACGTAACCATAACGCCAACAGTTGTTAAGACTGCTGCGCCATCTGCAACTGCTTTAGCTGTGTCATGTTGAGTCATATTAACAATTCCATGCTCTAAGAGCTTTATTGATCCGTGAATCTGGATCGTTGGCTGTCTTTGCACTCGTTAGCTTCTTTTTCATCCCGCCCATCCTCGCACAGAAAGAGTCGCGCCGGGAGCCGCCTTCGGGCTGGGGACGTTTCAAATTCATGCCTTGCGCTTTCGCGGAGGCCCGACCCTTGGCGTTCAAGCCGCCCTTTTCGGACTTGCCCTCTTTCCTCTGCCATGCGGGGGACTTAGCCATAATAAATCTGCGCCGAATCGATGTTGGTCATCAGTGCATAAATGCCGTTGACCGCCAGAACACCTTCGCCCGGAATAAACGGTGCGTTACTAAAAGTATCAGTGCCGTCTATTTCGTAAGTCATCAGCCACCGACCACCGCCACTTACATACGAAGCCGCAGTAGAAGTAATTGTTCCGGTGTTAATGTCTGTTAGCGTAAATGTATCCGCGCCTGTGCGAGTGATAGTGTAATTTCCATCAGTTGCTGATTGACTTGTATTGCTGTCAAAGTGAATACCAACAACAGCGCCTGTAGACAAGCCGTGAGCAGTCTTTGTCACCGTCACAGTTGTACCAGAGCGAGCATAAGTAACACTAGCCGTTACAGGTACAGAAGCGGTATCAAACAACACTAAAGTGCCATCCGTGCCAGAACCAAAAAACGAAATGCCTTTAACGCGATTTCGTCCAAGAACAAAAAAACCACTTTGGTTTAAATGCCCTTGCTTAACGTCTGTTTGCATCATAATCAATCTCCTTTAAAAACGGGGCCGAAGCCCCTTGAGTTGATTAGGCAGTACGAGTAAACACGTACGCTGTTGCGCTTGAGAACATGATGGTGAAGCGGCCAATACCGGTTGCGCCATGGGCAATCGTCAGGTCACCAAAACTACCTGCTGTATCAGCGGCGGCGCTAGACAAAATACCGTTGGTTGCAACGGCCATTGTCACTGTGTTTGCACCAGCGGTGTTGTCAACGTACAACTCCAACACAGTACCGCGAGTTGCGCCAATAGCCGCGCCAAGGGCTGTGCCTGTAGGCAATGTGATGGTTGTAGCAGCGGCTGACGTAGAAGTGATGTAACCAGTTGCAACTTCTGCTGCGGTGGCTGTAGCCGTTGCGTTGATAGCGGCTGTTGTTGGGTGGTTTTGATCTGTAAAAACCAGATTTGTGGCCGTTACAGTTGTAGCGGCCAAAGTAGTCACGCTAGTAGCTGTGCCAAACGTAGCGTCAACGGTGACTGCGCCAGTGGTGGCACTAATAGAAATGTCTTGAAAGCCATTTACGGAACGAACTGGGCCATTGAACGTGGTATTTGCCATGATGTGTCCTTACATACAAGTTAGGCGTATCAATCAGTATGTTGTCTGCCGGGACAGTTTGATACACCGGATAAGCCCGGATTAATATGTTTATACCACTACGTTTAAACTAATGCAACAAAAAAGGGAGCCGAAGCTCCCCTTTTTTTTGATGCCTATTAAGCGCCGGGTGAACCGAACACGCCCAAAGGATCTGACACGCCGAAGCTG